TCAACTACGATATCATGGAATAATGCACGGGCTTGTTCTTCGTTCTCGTTGATAATCAAATCAATAAGTTGTTCAAATTTTTTGTGGTCCATTGTTTGTTTCTCCTAAGTAATGGCTTTGTATTATACTTATGCTGTATAATTAAAAAATGCTCAATAAGATAGCATTTTTTACATTTTTAGGAGAGATATAGAGATTTTATATTGCTGGTGGCTTATAATCCCATCCAATAAAATTAGAAGATTTAATTCTAAATCTTACTGCTGGTTTAGTTATATTAAACTTTTCTGCTACTTGTTGTGCACCCGGGTATTCAATGCCATCTACAATGATAATCTTTCTTTTGGTATTAGCATCTCTCATTCTTTGAGAAACCATGCTAGCCCATTCTTCATCTTGCCAACGAGCAATATGCGCTTTGGATCTTTTTTCTTTATAAATTTTATTATATTTTAATGCGTTTTTGCTTCTTCTCTCTTTTTCCTCGGGAGTTGAAGCTGCTATACTTAAAATTTTGCTCATTTTTTCTGCCCAAATTGGATCTTCCCATCGTTCAGAATTTTTGATTGATTGCATTTGGCTCTTGTGTTTTTTAAGTAACGCATAGGTTTTGCTATTGATTCTACGAGTTCTACCCGAATGGTTTTTATTCACAACCATCATCATAAAAAAAGCATATGCTAATCCTTGAGTCATATAGGCTTTCCACAGTATCCAATGCGCTACAAAATGCTGCCTAGTAGATATTTTTATTAAGTTAGTTTGAACATCTGTTCCACCTAAACACTTAGGAATAATATGATGTATTTCATAATCTTCGTCTGTAGTTGGGTTAGAGGCACAGTAAGCAATTAATTTTTCATATCTTTTCAAATAGAAAACATTATGCGGAGTAGGTAAAGTTATCATAGACTTATTTATGCCTATGTATGAAATTACGAGAAAGAGATTTTATACCGTTGGTGCGCCAGCCTCTGGTTTTGGTCCATATTGCTCATGTACTTTTTTAGTATATTTTGCTTTTTCAAACGACCTCACATCTAACATTTTTCTAAGTTTACGTATCTGTCTTAGTGTTAGTTTTGTCTTACGGCTTTCTTTCCACTTTGGTTTGCTGTTGTCCGCTGCAACATCTTGGTAGCCTTCTACGGCGGGATTAAACATTTCAAAGAGTTTCATAGATATGTATTTATCTTACATTGCATTACCGGTTGGCGCAGGCATTCCACCCGGAGTGTTTCCAGCATCTGTTACAGGACCAGCAACTTCTGGGCCACCTGCTTCTGCACCTTCTTCCGGCGCATTTTCAATACTGTCTGCTGTCTCTAAGTCAGCATCAATATCACCTGCGCTAACACCAATATTACGTAAATCACTACTTGATGGTTCAACATCAGTGTCTTTGCCGTTTTCTTCACGCCACATTTTCTCGTTCTTATTGATTTCTTCTTCGCTTAAGCCTAAGAATCTTTCCAATGCAAAGCGTTTACTCATATAAGGGAACGCTTCCATAGCTTGGAATGTAGCAACACGGGCTGTATCTAATTCACTTTGACGATAAGCAGCAAAGTTTTGTGGTGGATTAAACTCTAATGTGAACAAGCCACTGTCAATGTTAAACCCTCTCCAACGTAAGAATAACTTGAATTCTTCATCTAGCTTATGACTCAAATACTTCTGTAAACGTTCGCAATATTGATTGAAACGAAACTCTTGTATCATTGCTGTACCAACACGTCCATCACTTAATGGAGTAGTATTGTCATCAGGACCAGTTGGCAAGTATGAACTCGGAACACGTAAACCACGTGCTAATCTGTTATTGAAATACTTCAAGTCATCAATTTCACCAAGATTCTGTCCACCGGGCAATACTTCAACACTACTTCCACGCCCATCAGCAGTGACAGGGAAGAAGTAATCTTCGTTCATACTCAATGGATTGTATGTAGCATCAACAATTGCTGAACCACCGTGAACTGATGGAATACGTCTTTGATGTATCTCATTCTTTATACGTTCAACGAAAGCCATAGCCAAGTGACTTGGCATGTTACCAACGTCAATCTTAAACATTCTACGTTCTGGAGCACGTTGTACACGATAGATAAGAACCGCATCTTCTAATAATTCTTTCTGTTTGTAAACTTTAAAAATGTTTTCTAAGATACTTTGACCAAAAGGCCAAAAACGGTCAAGACCTTCAGTTAAACTTAAGTGAACAATATGTTTAGCATCAATAGCTGATTCGCTTTGTCCTAATGTGAAACGACTACCAGTAGTGTTGTAGGGCATACTTGGAACAGTATATCCACCACCTCCGCCGCCACCTGAGCCGCCACCTGTACCACCCAAGCCAGTTGCTGGATTAGCAGCAAAGTCTGAATTAGTTTTCTGTGCTACTGTAAGATTCTGTAAGTTAATGTTAATGTCTTTGATAACATACTGTTCTGGCTTCTTACCTTCGCTTTCGTTAACAATAACTTTAATAACTTTAGTATTATCAATCCAGTATAGTTTGAAGTTCTCTGGATCACGAACAAAAACTTGATCTCCATACTTGATAGTATTACGGAAAATTTTGAATGTTCTTGTTCCAAATTCGTTTAGTTTACACCATTGTTGTAATTGTGTCTTAAGCAATTCTACTTCGTGAGGGGTTGGATCCTCAGTGAATGCTAGATTGAATGGGGTATCATTATGTTCGTTTTTCTGTGTACTGAATTCACTAATGATATCTAAACATGCGTTAATTTCAGCATCCACATCCATCATTTCATATTGATTGTATCGTTCAATACGATTTGGGTGACCAGTATAGACTTCTGGAAGTCTAGACATATAGTTTTTATAACCCATCTCGTGGTTATTCCAGCCGCCAGTTGATGAAGCGTTTTGTCCTGGACTGCCGTTCCATGCACCGGTATTGCTATTTCCGCCGCCGATTGGACTAGAGATACCACTTTTATTCGTAAAACGTTTTTTGTAGGTCATAATATTATCTAGTATTTAGTGTTAAGCCTGAGAATACTTTAATATTTTGTCGGAAATGTTGTTACCATCTCTAATAGCAGATATCATTGAATCAAATTTATCTTCCATAAGATCGTGTATTCCTGCTAATATTTCAGCAGCCTGGTTTGAGTTAGACGGGGCATCAGTTGCCAGTACAGTAGATAATGGGTCTTTTCTTGGTGGATTATTTTCCTGTTCAGATTTTTCTACTCTAATCTTTTCACCTGGGTTTAATGGAACTGCTGCTTCTCTTAGTCCAGCTTCAGCTAGATTTACATGTACCCCGCCCGGTCTTGGCTCAAATACACCGCCGTCATACGCATTTAGTTGACCATGAAAATGTCCACCTGTTCGGAATGCGCCTGAAGTATCATTGTATTCATCTTTAACTAAATCTAGTCCCAATGCTTTTAGTTGTGATTTTATTTTATCACCTTCTTCTTTTGAAGGAGTTCTGTTTAGAGCAAAGTCAAATGCTTTTCCTTTAGTATGCTGTGAATTTGGTGTTTCCTTAGTATGGTAAGCATCATTGAATCCAGTAAATTCCTGAAATCCAGGAATAGTTGCCTGAACTTGTTTTGCTATTTCAATAAGTTTAGGATCAATATCCCCGTTCTCTTTTTGCAGATCACGCCCAGGACTGAATATCAGTCCCATTTTTTTAAGCATATCGGTGCCTGCTTTAACCATCCCGCCTGCAGGCGTCCCACCCGAAGTAGATGATTGAGGAGCGGGTGCGCTACCACCTCCGGCCGGTGCTGAACCAAATATTCCACCGCCGGCGGTGTTGCCAGCACCTGATCCTGAGGCGATTGCTGAAATTATTTGAGACAGTACGTTAGGTAACATATCTGTTACTTTATTCATACTAATAATTAATTTATCTGATGTTTTATTTTGAGTTTCTATTAATTTATTATTATCTTTTGATAAGTCATTGCCTATTTTTTCTAATTCAACAGACTTAGATGATACATCAATTGACCCGGCGAAATTAGAATTAAGTTTTAATATTTGAGCATAACGTATGTCAGAGTCACCTTTGGATCCAGCACCACCGCCTAGCATACCACTAAGTACATCCAATGGCATAATTGCTTCTGGTCTGCCCTTTTCACCTACTACAACTGTTGTACCACCACTGGTTCCCGGTACAACACCACCTGTTGCATATTCCGGTGCCTCTTCAGCAGTATCAGTAGCGTTCTTTTTTTGTACATTACGTTGACCTCTAGATACAGCAATAGTAGTTGGGCTAACTTCATTAAGTTCTTTTAATTTTTTCTCTTTAGCAATCAACAAAGCCTTTTGAATAGCTTCTACGCCAGCTGGATTTCCCGCTGCCGTACCAAAAGCTAGCCCAAAGCCGCCCTTTTCAGACTCTGGAGTTATTTTTTCTCTTTCTGCATCTAATTGTTTTTTATATGCATCAAGTTCTCTTGCTGCCCTAGTTTGATCAAACTCTTTAGCTTTAATCTTCTTATCTAATTCTGCTTGTTTTGCTGCCAATAACTGCTCTTTTTTAGCATCAAATGTTTCTAGTCTAGCTTTTGCTAGGTCTTCTAATGCTTTAGTATCTGCTGCTGCTTTTGTTTCCAATGCAACAATATCTTCCTGTATTTTTCTTTTTTTCTCTAAAACTGTTTTTTGAGATGTTAACAGTTTTACTTGTTCTGTCCAGGTTGCTAGTTCTTCGCTTGTTTCTTTGGTAATTTTGCCGGCGGCTTTTTCTTTGTCATATTTTAATTGCGCTTGATTTTGTCTATTGGCTGCGCCACTAATAGCCATATCTTTGTCATTTATGTCAGCAGTTAAGTTTTCAACTGCACCTTTGGTACCTTTAAACGCAGCATTCCACATATATTTGCCAGCGTCCAACATAGTTTTTCCGGCTTTACCAAACATTCCAGCGGCTTCTAGCATCTGCTTACCAGCACCCAATTGTCCATTTAATAATTGAGTTTGTTTCTCTATCGCTTCTTGTTGTGTCCGTCTGAAAATATCTACATCACTAGTGGTTCTTGCATCAGTAGCGGCTTTTCTATATGCATCAATAAATTTATTTTCATCAAATGGTTTTCCTTTAGCTTCAGATTTCGCTTTGGCTTCCATAGCCGCGGCCATCATGATTTGGTTATCAGCAAGTTTGTCAAACTCAGGTACTAGTTTAAGCAACGCATCAGGCACTAAACTAATATTATTAGCAAACTGGTCCAGTTGACGCTCAATACCCACTGTCGCTTCTGTTAAGCCAGAACCTACTACTGTTCCCTTTCTTGTTGCCTCAAGTAATTCTGGTACCATCATTTCCGCCATAGCGGATGCTTGACTAGTGATTCCTCCGGCGGCCATATTTTGTTGATACCCGGTAGAAAGTTCTGTCATACCTGCACTGCGTAAATTTGTTGCTATCCTTATTGTATCTTGTAATGATTTTACCCTCAGTATGGCTTCCTGATCATTAGGATTTTCTTTAAGTTTTTTCTGTGCTGCATATAAAGCAGCACGAGTTTGACGATCGGCCATTACTGCTGCTCTAGCTTGTTCCTGTTCCTTACGACTAGCGCCGGTTAATGCTGCAACTCTGTCTAATTCTGTAATATAGTTTCCGACAGCCTTAGTTTGATCACCTTGAATTTTTATACCAAATCTAGCTTGTTGAGCCATGAATTTTTGAGCATGTTCCATTTGAGCATTTTGACTAATACCCATCTTCTCAAATGTTTTACTCAATCCACTCGCAAGCAAATTACCTGTTACTTCAATGAATTTTTTAGATCCATCTACCGTAGTAGCCCCAAACATTGCTATTTCTTTGGAATTAGCTGATAATATTTTACTAAGTTTATCAAACTCTTTGATAGTTAATCCTACTCTCTTAAGATCATCTATCATACCGGTTACACCTCTAGCGCCGGTCATTGATGCTTCACCTAATTCTAAGAAATGTTTAAATGCTTCATCCTCAAGTGCAGCACGTTTTTTGTTTAGTTCCGCATCTCGTCTTATAATTGTCGCTTCAGCTTGAGAAGCATATCCAAGAATAGCCAACAACCCACCTATTGCTACTGCCAACAATCCAATTGGGCCAGTTGCCAGTGTTACTTGAACACCTACTGCCATCATAGTGGCGCCAAAATCAACCAGACCTCCACCTGTTTTTTCTATAGAGTCTGCATATGCATTTTGTTGTTCAGAAACCATAGCCGCTGCTACGCTTTGACCTCTTACTCCATCTAATAATGCATCTTCATATGCTATTAGACCTTTATAAGTTCCTACTACTCCGGCTTTTAAGAAGTCAAACGCGGCTGTTAGGGCAAAACTTCCGGCAGCAATGGCTCCCTTTTTACCAAACATATCTTTGAATTCTTCCAAAGATTTTTCAGCTTTGTCTCTGGCTTCATTTTCTGCTTTTATTTTTCTTAATGAGGCTTCTTGTTCTTTGTTTAATTTGATAGTCGTGTCTATTATTTTATTATTACTATCAACATAACGACCCATTGAAGCTAACTGTTGCTTATATAATTTTTCTTGGTCCATTGCAAGTTTGGCATTTTTTGCATCTGTCCCATATTTTTTTTGTAGATCAGGACTTTCGGCAAGCCCTTTTTGCAAATCTTCTATTAATTTTTTTTCAATTTCTTCTCGCTCATTCATCAATTGATGTAATTTTCCCTGACTATCTCTTTGAAATCCTAAACTTTCAAGTTCATAATCGGCGCGTCTTCTAAAAGTTTTTAGTTGATCATCAATAATCTTGTCTTTTTCCAGACCGTATGCTATGTCTTTTTGCTTTTGTTGTTCAGTTAATTGGTTGGCCGCAGCATCTAGTTCTTTTTGACGTTCTAGTTGCTTTTCTGTCTCATCTAATGAATTCCATATAGCCTCTCTCTCATCAGCACGGGCTTTCTTTATTTCATCAGCAGCTTCTTTTCTTTCTCTTTGTTCACGTTGACGTAGTAATCTTTCAGCCTCTGATAGGACTTCCGTTTCTGCAATTTCTTCTCTAGCTTTCTCGGTTCTAGATCCAAAAAGGTCAACTAGTTTGTCCAGTACTTCTTGTAGGTCCCTTGGTGATAAATCTGCCATATTAATTTTACCCGTGTTTTTAACTAATAAATAGTTGTATATGTATTTATTGTTTGTAAAAATACATTTTTGGAGAAATATCAATGACAAACCCACTAAGACAATACTTTCGTAGACCAGCACTTTATCTAACACTACCTAGCAGAGGTAAATTTTACCCTGAGGGAGCATTAGAAATGCCAGAAAACGGAGAACTTGCGGTATATCCTATGACTGCAATTGATGAGATTACTAGTAAAACCCCCGACGCATTGTTTAACGGTAACGCAGTACCTGAAATTATTAAAAGTTGTGTCCCGGGAATAAAAGACCCGTGGGCAGTTCCCAGTGTAGATATGGATGCTATTTTGGTTGCTATTCGTGCTGCTACTAACGGCAATGATTTAGAAATAAGTAGCACTTGTCCTAAATGTGAGGAAGAAAGCAAGTATAATGTAAACTTGGGTTTTTTGCTAGGTAGCATTAAAGCCAGTGACTATGATGAAGTTTTTCCAATGGGTGAATTAACACTTAAATTCAAACCATTAAATTACACTCAGGTTAATGAAGGGAATATGGGGCAATTTCTTATACAACGTGAAATAAACGGATTAGAAGGAATTACAGATAATACTGAAAGAAGCAAAGTATCCGGGGAGATTATGAAAAAATTGACTCAGATGAATGTGGAATTAATCAGTTCAGTAATTGAATCTATAACAATCCCAAATGAAGTGGTAACTAGTAGAGAATTTATTACTGAATTTTTAAATGGATGTGATAGAGCAACCTATGAAAAAATACGTCAACATGTATTGAAATTAAGAGATAGTTCAAATATTAAACCGCAACATATTAAATGCGTAAGTTGTTCACATGAATATGATCAGGCATTAGTGTTAAACGTTTCTGATTTTTTCGCATAAGGCTTCTGTCGCTCATCCCCGAGAAGATACAGAAGCTGTTAGACAGCATGGATGAAGAAACAAAAACAATCAAGAAAAATGCATTAAAGTTTTCTTGGTATATGAGGGGAGGGGTATCCTATGAGGATGTACTTAATATGTCTGAATCGGAAAGAGAAGCTATAAGTCAAATCATAGATGAGAACTTGGAAACTACTAAGAAAACTCAGATGCCATTCTTCTAATCCGTAATTATTCATTTATCTAACATTGGGTTGTTTCATTAAGAGATGAACTACGTTCATCTAAGAACTCACTTCGTTCGTTCTTATTTCTTTTACTATACGGAATCGTTTAAGACTTTAATTGTATCGGATATATATTGCCGATTAGAAGCCATGGTAGTGCAAATTTGCACCACCAATGGGAAAGGTATGTTTGCCATGACCGTCATCCAGTGTTATCTATTCCCCAATTAGTCGCCTATTTCTGACACTAACTGCTACCGGTTGCTCTGTAAAGTATTATGGGACTGTAGTGAAGCTAACAACTTTAGTTGTCTCTTCCGCAACGCACATTCTATGAAATCAAGATAAAGTATTCATAGACTTGTTGAAGGTTCGCTTTGCCGATTGCCTTCTCGGTATATCCATAGCTATTGCTAACTATGCTTACTCCAGATCCGTCAGCACAGCACTACCTGTACAAACTCAAGGAGGACTCACAAACTGAGCCGTCAAATTTTTATGTATTAATGGTTAAAAGGGAATCTTTGTTTTCTGTTGACTTGGTGTCTGTTGTACTAGAATATGTTTTTAATAAATCTGTATTATGTAAGAAGAAACTATCAAATTCAAAAATCATCCAGTCTCCGTGTTTTTGAGATGTATAGTATGTGAAGTTATCGGCCACCCATGTTAATTTGCTTTGTACACAAATATAACGACCCTTACGATTAAACTTCATAAACAGTATGTTTAAATCGTCTGGATCAGCTACATCAATAAGCTGTCCGATCCATGCGTCTATTACTTTACATTCCCCTGTAAGTAATAGATGAAACGGAAAATCTGCATAAAACTTGCACTCAACATTCATTTTAGTAAATGATTGTCCGGGCACAATATCACCCTTGAACGAACGAATCTGTCCTTCGTGTAATACTTCTGTTCTACTTTGATTCTTCCCGCCCACATAAGCACCAGATCCAGGAGCACGAATGAAACTTTCACCGTACTTCTCTGATAGATATTTAGCGATTTCTCGCTCAAAACCTGAACCCTTGTTTTTCTGTGGACTTGACATAGACATATACTTATCTCAATATTTCAGCTATCAAATTATTCTATATCTACCGCTGTATTATAGCTGGTAAATCCGTTTTCTTTGATAACTTTCAACACATTTGGTACTCGTCCTGCTAATTCTTCTCTATGACTGACAAGCCAAATAGACTTCTGTCTACGACGGCTCATCTCTTTAAGAATAGCAATAGCATTTTCAACACCCATTGTGTCTAACCCACTGTCAATCAATTCATCAATAAACAATGTATTGATTGGGCTATACAAGTTCTCCCAAACATCACGGAACGCAAAACTTAATCCTAAAATCAAACGATTGCGTTCTCCTCTGCTAAGATTGTCAAAATCAAGTTCTCTACCCAATTCCGTAATCTCAACTTGTAAATCATTTTTAAATATTACTTGATGTGGCAATCCAATCTTATCTAAGTAATGTGTCAATCTACCATTCAAATATGATAGATTCTGGTCAATAATCTTTTTACGAACAAAGCTATCTTTGCTAGTTAAAATATCAAGCAAGAACTTCTGATGTTCCATTGTACGTGTCAATTGATTAATCTTATCAAAGTTAATCTCTTGTAATGCTTGGTTCTCCATCTCAGTGATCTGTTCAGCATAAGGATCAACTTCGTCACTTTTTCTTTCAATATCTTTAATAAGATTCTCAAGTTGGCTACTATGCTTGATTGCTTGTGCTTCAGTATCATAATGAGTAGTTGGCATCATACCTAACACACCCAAGTCTTTTAATGATTGAGTATGTTCCATGAATTGCTTATTGATAGTTAAAACTTGAAATGCTGCTTCATGTGATGCTTTTATCTTCTCATCCAACACACTTTCATGCTTTTGATCATGGAACTCTTGACCACAGGCATAACATTTGTGGTCACGCAAATCACTAATTTCTGTTGTTAGTTTATTAACTAATTTTTGTTCTTTGGCTTCGTCAGCTACACAACGAGCAATTAGTTTATTGAGGTCATCAATAGTCTTGCGCTTTTCATTGTATGCTGTTAAATCTTTGTGAGCCTGTAATTCATTAGCAATATCAATAGTGATTAATCGTTGATAATCAATAGCAAGACGTTCTAAATCCTCATCGTGCTTCATCTTCCACAATTTCTGTCTACGTTTAGTAGAATCAATTTGTTCTTTTACACGCTTATTGGCTTCTTCAATTGCTTTTACTTTGAATTCTTCTTGCTGAATATCATCTTTGCTATCTTTAACCAATCCCTTAATCACTTCTGCTTTTTCTGAAAGCAAGGTGATACCCAATAATTGTTCAATGATAGCACGTTGTTCATTATTTTTCAACGCAAGAAATGGTTCGGAATAGGTGTTAAGTGCTACGATATGTTTGAACATATCTGAACTCATGTGGATTACCTTTTCAATCGCAGCTTGTGTTTCTTTGTTTTCACCCTGTGCATCATCCAAACCTTTTTGTAAATCACTATTCACATAGAAACGTAGGATGTTGGGCTTACGCCCGCGTTCAATCTTATAATCAATGCCATTAACACTAAACTCTAGTGTTACCATCATGTTTTTACCATTGGTACGATTAACTAGATTATCTTTACGAATACTGTTAATGGGAACACCAAACAATGCGTAACTTAATGCTTGAATCAATGAAGTTTTACCCGTGCCATTACGAGCACCATCTCCACCTAAATCTAAGTTCTCACCTAGAATAAGTGTTAGTTCCTGTCTGTCAAAGTTGACTGCTTGTGTTACTTGTCCGATTGATAAAAAATTACGGAGGGTGATATTCTTCAGAGTTATCATAGATTGTTATAAATTTCCAAGAGTATTCGTTTATCAAATGCATTACTTTCAATGCTATTGATTTGGTCAATGATGATTTGGTCTACTGATTCAAACTTCAAATCACCGCGTCCCTCTTGTTCAACTTGGTCTACTTTCATTGGTATCAATGCCATCTCTCTTAGTTTATGTTCTGGGATTAATGTTTCACGTATGAAGTTAGCTTCCTCATATGAAATATCAATATCAAGATGTACTCTAACATGACTGTCAGGCAATAGCAATCCCTTTGGATTTTCTAAGATATCACTTAACTTATGAACACGATAAAGTGGTTGTTTAGGCCAGCTATGAAAGATTGGGTCTTGTCCCCATTCCATTACCATCATACCACGTGCATCATCTTGTGCATCAGCGTAGTTATGTGGGAAAGCATTACCAATGTACCAAACATTAGCACGGCTTTGTCGTTTATGAAAATGCCCACTAAAGACATAATCAAAATCTTTCATATGATCGGTGTTAATTTCACCATGATCAGGCATCTCCACCATAGCATTCATATAGAATCGTGGCAATTCAAAATGCCCAAACATATATTTGCCACTTAGTTTCTGAACCTTTTTGTAATCATCCTGCACAAGCCATGGTGCAATTACTACATCTCCTTCGGTGAAGAAGTCGTTGACAATTTGTACGTTTGGTAAATGTTTAGCCCACTCAACACTATGAATGTCCCTGCGGTCACGATAATAAAGGTCATGGTTGCCCGGTATAAAATATACCCGATCAAAGTTATCATTTAGTTTCTCCAATGCTTGTAATCCAAACTGTAGTGTGTGGATGTTGATACTTGCCCGATGATGATTGTAATCACCTAAGAAAAAACAAGTTTCACACCCTTCACTTTTGGCTTTGGTAATGAACCAATCTACAAAATTATTACAGTCGTGGTTATGTTGTAAACTATTTGACTTAAGACCAAAATGCACGTCGGTAAAAACTGCTGCCTTCTTAAATAAATTACTCATTAATATCCTTCAATTTATAACCCTTATAATACAATCCTTGCTTAGATTTAGCAAGTAATGTGGAGAACCAGAGACCGGTTTGTCTCTCAAATTCACTACGACTTTTGAATGTCTCACCCTTACCATTTTCCCATTCAACGACTACCTGTTTTGAAACCTTAGCCGCACCCTTTAAACCATTTATTTTGTTATTAGTCTTGAGAGTTTCTTTATTTTTTTCTTGCCATTCTTTAATTTTTTTACCTTTAGCCTTTTTTGCTTCTGGGTTGGCCTTGTAATATTTTTTTAGGGTATTTGATTTTTTCTCATATACTTCATGTGTATGTAAATGAGAAGATGCTTCTTTCCGTTCTTCAACTGAAAGCCCGAACCATTTCTTTTTGTTGTATTCAGTCCAATGCTCACCCAATGATAATCTCAATGCAGTAATTTCTTCTTCAGTCATGGTTGATAGAATATGTTTACCTAGACCGTCCCCGCCCGAGGTAGAGTTCAATCCCTTTTTATATGAATTATATTCTTTAATATATTTTATTTCAGCAAGGGCTAAATCAACCATTTTAGTAAATCCAGTATCTATCACTTCATACACACAGTTTTCTATTCCGTGTTTTTTCATTGCACGGTGAAGTTTAGTTTTAGTAAGGCTCTTGCTATATTTGGCAAGTTTACAATGTATCTTCCAACGGTGTTCTTTGTATTCAGGTTTTGAATCAAATCCAATGTAAACTTTTGAACCTACAGTAATTTTATATATAAACATTTTATCCCCTAGTGTATGTATTTATTTATACATTTGGGGTTAAAATATTTATTATTCTTCGTAAACTACCGAACTCATGCCGGCACCCAGACCTTGACGAGTCCAGCTTGGGTTAAGTCCATTAATTTCTAAGATATCATCACGTATATTTTGATTACGCTTTTCGGTATTCAATACACGACAGAAACTATTTGTAATTGCAGCGGTATAGTATGCAAATGGGTTAGCACTTTTGGCTTCATTGAACCGTAATCCAACATATGTAAGTTGAAGAATAGCACTATTACGCATCTCATCGTTATATGTATATCCACGCCAATTGTATTTCATGGCATATTTTTCGCACATCATAATATACATACGGGCGAGTTTGTTTGTTACTTGTCCGTGATCTTTGCTGAATTCTCCGGTTGCTAGATCGCCTTTCCAATGACTTTTGCCCACGCAATAGAAAGTATTATTTTTATCAATTTTATAATGTTGGAATGGGGGGAAGTTTACTTTGACATGAACCATATCATCTACTTCTGCTTTAGTGGTTACATCTTCTAAATCTGCAAAAATCTCATCTGGATCTGGTTCGTCAAATTCAAAGATATCCTTTGCGGTTTTCTTTTTAACTGTTTTGCGGGGAACTTTTGGGGCGACTGGGACGTGATCCCAATTCATTACACGAAAAACTAGATCGGTTATTTCTATAGAATCTGGGCTAACTGCGTCTTTAGAGCCTTGTTCCAAGCTAAGACGTAATGCTCTTGTTTCTTTGGCTTGTTGAATAGTTTCGGGTTTGAATGCGTATTCTAAACTTTCTTCAATAGAGGATTGGGGCATATCCACGATGAAATCATATCTATGATATTCTGGTTTAGCAAAATGACAGTATGCTGTTTTACTTTCGTGTATCTCTTTTAAGATATCTTTGTTATTTAAATAGTTGACGGGTTTTCTTGAGGGTAATGACATAGGTCTCCTTGATTTATAGTTATGCTTGAGTGATTGTAGCATAATGGTTGCAGAAAAGCAACAGTTTTTTGTAGAAAAGGTAAAAATGCTATCATTATTTATGACTAAATATACTATAAGGATAAGAATTTAATATGGCAACTTTATCGGCAACTGGCGATTCTTCAGCATTCCTGGCAGAACAATCTGCCAGATCGGCAGACTTGGAAACATCGATAAGAGTACTTAAGAAAGATATTGCTGAGATTGATGCTGAGAGAAACGCTGTCAACAAAGCACGGACAGCTGCCCGGGAAGCCGGCGATACTGTGGCTGTTGCTGCCCTTAAAGAAAAAATTGATGCTTTAAATAGGGAGTGGTCAACTGCTAGGACACAACTTTACGGCTATGAAGAAGAAAAATCAAATGTTGATGCTAACATATATAGAATACAAAAACGCCAACAAGATTTAGCCGAGCAGGATAAAGTTCCTATTCCCGTAAATACAGGAAGTAATCCAGGTGGTATCCCGGCTGGTCCAACCTCTACTATAACTGAGGGAAACCGTAATGCCCCGTTGCCAGCTCTTCCAGCAGCAGACGCAGCTTTAAATAGAGCCGCTGATGATAAAGCCAGGGCAGATTATGCATCTGCAAATCCTACTGAAAAACGAGCAATTGAAGACACGACCAGACTAACTGCTAGACAATTGGGCGGCGATGAAACAGTACAAGACAAAAAAGTTCCTACTGATGATCCAACGGTTGGAAGAACATTGGGCGGCGCACATGTGGATAATGCTACTCCTGTCAATATATCCGGAGACCCGCCAATTGATCGTAAGATGGCTGATGCGGATTATACTAATAATTTAATTCCTACTTCAGGAGAACGTGGACCTAATGTTGGGTTTGAATCTAATAAAACGGCATTACGCAATGCTCAAGCTGGACAGACAGAACAAACTGCACAAAAGTTTAAAGCACAAGAAGATTGGCGTGTACGTTTAAGTTTAGCGCCCGGCGCCAATTATTTATATAAAGTTGGTCAAGGTGCAGCCGGTATACTTAATCCATTACAAGCAACAGATGGGGTTATATTCCCGTATACCCCGGCAATATCAGTATCATATAATGCTGGATATGATGCCACTGATGTAACACATAGCAATTATAAATTTTTCTCATATAAAAATAGTAATGTTGATAACGTCACTATAACTGCTGATTTCACCGCACAAGATACAGCAGAAGCACAATATTTGTTAGCTGTAATTCATTTCTTTAGATCAGTTACTAAAATGTTTTATGGTAAAGACCCGGGGCCGGGACCCGGTGTTCCCCCTCCATTGTGTTATTTGAATGGATTAGGTTCATTTCAATTTGATTGGCATCCATTAGTAATTAATAATTTTACTTATACCTTGCCAACTGATGTAGATTATATTCGTGCTATGGATACAGCAAGTAGACCGGGGGTAAACGTTGGATCAGGTCAACCCAAAGGTAAATCGGGTGAAAATCCAGACGCACAACGCATGGCGGGGGGAGGAATACAGACCGGCGCACTTGCTGCTGCACCTAAGTTTAAAAATGATTCAGGCAACAAAGATGCCGTAACTTATGTCCCTACAAAAATGTCAATAACGATACAAGCATATCCAATTGTATCTAGAAATGATGTAAGCAATAACTTTAGTTTGAAAGAATATGCAACTGGTAAGTTATTAAGAGGATCGCAACGACAATCAGGAGGATTTTGGTAATGGCAACAAGTATCTACCCAGCAACCAGTCCGTATTATAATACAGACATATACAATAGTAACTTTTTAGATGTAATGATAAATCGTACAAT